TCCCGAGGAAAATCATGCCCAATTAGGCCTTCGCAACGCCCTGAAGTCGGCGGTTCGAACAGACTATGTTCCCCATCCAGAGGATCGGAATGACCGTCGCATCCTGGTTGTAGGGCTTCATGTCGTCCTGAACCGAAAGATCGGCGTCACTATGAACCACCATTTCCAGGTAGTCAGTGTTCAGGAAATACATATGAGCAGCCGGGATACCCGAACCGCCGTCGAAGATAACATCAGCGTTCTTGTATTTCAGGCTGGTGAAACCACCCGAAACTTCGTTGGCCGAAGTATAACGCTTGATGCTGACCTGGCTGGCTTCGTAGAACGAGAACCAGTCATTCGACGCTACGATCAGATCCGGCTTGTCGTCGCCACGAACCTGATTCAGCCAAAGCGGAAGCATGATCGAAGTTTCAATCGTCGTCGCCGAGACGGTGACTGCACCACCACCCTGCAACGGCGCCGCAGCCGATTGCACAGCATTCTGCCAGAAACTCCAGCTCGACGAATCAATACCGCCGACAGTCCCGGTGCCAGCATCAGCAACCAGGGCCTGAAGCCCGTTGATCTGATTCGGCAGAGTCCCGTCAGCATAGATATCGTAGCTGAACTCGTTCTTGAAAGTCCGCATGGCGTTCTTGATGCGAGCCTTGGCCAGCTTCACAATCGCATTGCCGCCATTGTTGATGCGGAGTTCCTGCCCACTTGCCACGACATTCAGAGCAATCTGACGCCACTGATACTCAGCTGCAGTGATCACATCACTCTGCTGGACATTCAGAACGTCATAGCCAGAATACCGCTGGTAAGTTCCGTTCATGCTGTAGTCAAGCGGCTGGGCAATAGTCAGACCGCCGGTTTCCCGACGATACTGGCCCTTCTGCATAAGCCGAGCATACAGAACATTGTTACGCGAGACGTTGTCCTTCACATCCTTCGCATGGTTCCGCCAGGTGGTGGAGACCAGCTCGGTGAAGGTAGAACTAGGGGTAGCCATTGTTCAATTCCTTCTGAAAATCAGCCGCGAGAGTTAATTGCGGCAAGGGTTGCGTTGAGCGTGTCGTCCATCGAACCGATCGGAACCGTTCCGTCCCTTTGGTGCGAATTGGCCTTCACATCTGCGGCTTGTGTCTTGGCCAGTTTGTCTTTGCGGGTTTTCTCCTCTGCCTCGAGCTTGGACTTGGCTTCAGCTGTCAGCCGATCAAGTTCCTTTTGCCGAGTTACAGGGTTCGCATAGACGGCCTTTTCATAAGCCTCAGTTAGAGTCTGAGCGACTCCAGTCGTCATGAACTTGGCAATGTCATCGACAAGTTCATTGAAGTAGGGATGGGCAGGGTCTTTGGCAAATGCCTCGATTTCAGCGAGAGCAGCTTGCTGCTGGGCTTCGGTGGACCTGGCAGCCTGCCCGCTAACCTGCCGGCGAAGTTCTTGAACTTCCTGCTCCAGCCGCTGAGTTCTGGGGTCGATCGGATTGAGGATCTGATCTCCCATATGGTCGATGACCTGATCCAAGGCAATCCCGTAGTGGGACAGCATCGAAGCGGCCAATTCGATCTTCTGCTCCGGAGTTCCTCGGCTGAGGATATAATGGTTAGCCGCAAAACCCTGAAACATCTCAACAGGATTCAAACCCTCGGCTTCGAGGATAGACTTATACGGAGCCGCAACAGCATCATATTGATTGCCTAGATCAGCAGCGGTTTTATATTGCTCCAATCCTCGATACATATCCTCTTCGCGCTTGAGGATTTCCTGCTGGGCCCGCGGGGGAATAGCAGCCCATTCCTCCAGAGCCTCTTTCGTCCAAGTCGACGGAGCTCCAACTGCCTGAACGGCTTCAGAATTTTCCCCTTCCGTCGGCGGAGACTCAACAGCTGCCGATGGTTCAGCCGGAGTCCCCGCCTGCTCACCCTCGGTTTGACTTTCCTCAGAACCTTCTCCCTGCCGAAAAAGGTCGGAAGAAATCTCGGCAATTGCTGCCGAAGTGTCAAACTCTGGCTGAGTATCGGAAGTGATTTGGGCAGGGGTTTCAGTATCCATTTCTAACACCTTTCAACTCGGAGATCGACATTTCCGTTGGTCAGTTCATTGGCCAACTTTTCCATCTTGTCAGATCCCCAATTGGACAGTTCACGTTCTACGGAATTTTCGATGGATTTGTCAAATGCTGCTTCGGCAGCTTCTCGGTTTTTCTGATTGGCTTCGACTTCTCCAGATTCGAGAACTCGGCAATCGTGTTTACGAAGATTTTCTTCGTGTTGATGCCGGGAACTGATCCTCTCACCAGTTATAGGGCAAGAGTAGTCAGTATTGTCAACTGTGAACATCGGAGCCGAGATTAACCTCTGGGCCTTCTCACCGCAAAAGCATAGTTGAGGCTGGTCGAAGTTTTCCAATTTGACAAACCGCTCGAAATGATGACCTTCAGGGCATTTGAAATCATACACCGGCATTGGCTGGTTCCTTCTCGCGGGATTCGTGGGCCTTCATCTGCATTTGCTGTATTCTCAAGCTATGTTGATGCTGTTGCTGCTGGGCCTTCATACCAACCGCAGCTTTTTGGATTTCCAACTCAGCTCGCTTGATCTCTAGTTCTAGTTCCATAAACTCAGCCTCTGCGGCCAATGTCTGCATCTTTTGCTGATGTTCGATTTTGGCCAACTCAGCTTTCTGTTGGATTTCCTGCATTTTAGCCTGGGCTTCGACCTTTGCCAATTCGATCTTAGCCTGCTCGGCAGGATCTGGGCCTTTCTGCTGCGGAGGCTGCATTTTTTCCAAAGCCTCTTCAAGCTGGCTGCCGAAGTTAAACCTTCGACTGATGGTCAACAGCATCCCCTTGGCCACATCCATGGGAAGAAGCCCCTTTTCCACCAACGGAGCAACACCGTTGAGGAACTGGCTGACACCGTTGAGAAGCTCTGCAATGTCCTGCTTATCTTGACTGGCCTCGGCATCAATCGTGGAATTGGTTTCAATGTCGATTTTGTAAGACATTGCAACATCGCTGCGGAGGACTTCGAGGATTTGCTCCCATGAAGGGGCGTTGAGCATATCCTGAATTTCTGGGGGAAGCCGCGGAGGTTGCTGGGGAGGCCCGCCGGGCTGCTGGGCCATCTGCATTTGCTGCATTTCCAACTGAGTTTTAATCTGCTCCTTCTGCTCTTCAGTCAGATACATCAACCCAGTCATCTGCTGAATCGTTTGAAGTTCAAACTTCGATCCAGCAATTTCCAACAAAATCGCCAAGCAATCCCGACAATATCTCTGGACCTCCTTCTGCGATCGCTTCAGCCGCAGAGTCCCCCATTGGTTCTTAATATTCTGAGCCGTTGCGGTTTCCGAAGCCACTGAAGATCCGCGAAGAATGTCGCTAATCCCAGTGATTTCATAAATCACCTGCTTGATCTGCTCTCGCTGTTGATAAAGGCTCTGACAAGCCTGGACCAGATCATTAATCGGAAGGATATAAAGAGCCCGATCAATCCCGGCATTCTCTGGCATCGAAGCCATGTTCTCGACCGGAACCATTTGGTTATCTTCGGCTTCGAGGATCTTCTCAATCCCTTCGATCGTGGAATTGTAAGCCCCGCGGACCTTGATAGCCTTGATAATCGCCTTCAACCGGCGAGTAATATCATTCAGCTCCTGGGCCTGCTGCCGATACTGCTCGTAAAGCGGAGTAGGTACCAAAGTCGTAACTTTCTTCATAAAGTTCATCGGCTTCGGAACTGGAAAGAAATTCGTCAGATTCAAAGGATCTTCAACTTCACGCAGAGGCCCATCGGGATAAACCGGAGAAAAGAAACGAACCTTTCGAGAAGCCTTGTCCCAGATCTCATAAACCTTGAAAGTCTTAACCCCGGTCAATTCTTCCGTGGTTTCGCCATCCTTCGACAGCTCCTCGGTTGACGAGAATTTCGTCAGATCAAATTTGATCTCTTGGAAATTGTCTCGGAGCTCTTTCTCCGACATATCCCACTCAAAGCCGATCCAAGGGACTTTCTTCCAAGTCCTCGCATAGCCGTGGAAGAATTTATCCCAGCGAACGGCTTCACCATAGGCACATTCTGTTTGCAGAGTTCCGACATACTTGAACCTGACCAAGCCTCGGTTGACCAGAATCGCTTCCAAAGCCGAAGTTACCATCAGATCGTCGAAGTTGTCATAGTCCTGCGACTCGGTATCGAGGAGGAACTTGAGGATTCGATTACTGACCTCGCTGACCGCCTTACCCACCGGGTCAGCGTCCTTAAACCGCCGGGATACCAGCGGAATTGGCTTGGAGTTGTAAACCGCCGGGAGGAGGGTTTCAGTGTTCGAATAGAGAATTGCAAAGGGGACTTCATCCGACTTCCTCCCTTCGTAAATCTCAACGTATTTCCGGCCTTTTTCCCGGTATTTCTTCTCCCGCTTCAAAGCGTCTGAGATTTGATTATCCCAATGCTTGTAGAGGTTCTGGGCTTTCTGGTCAGTAGAGGGCACTGTTTTGCTCCTTGATTAGGCGATTTCGTTTATTCTGGGCGATCAGGTCGTTGAACGTCATTTGACCCGGAGTGCGGGGCATAATCAAGCCCTGAGGCGGAAGTTCGATTTTGGGCCTCCACGGACGAGACATGCAAGCATAGCGGACTTCGTCGGCAATGTGATCTTCGCCATCGGTGTCGAGGTCTTCAGGGTTGGTTTCGTCGTGCTGGAGGGTTGGCATGGTGCGCCAGAAGTCTTCGCATTGGTGGGCCGCATAAAGCATCGGCTGGCCATTCTCTCCGACTAATCTCTGCCGAATCTGCTCCCATCCAGGAAGTCGTTTATTATCCGCCCGACGCCACCTGCACCGAGCCATAGACTCAGCAATACTAGGCCCGCCATTACGGATAAAAATAGCAGGATCGGCCACGGCAAATCGAATCCTATCTCCGGCTTCTTCCTCGATTCGGATGATTTCCTTGGCGACAACATCGGCGGTTGAGCCGAGGCCTTTGTTAATCCCCGAAGCTCCATACCATTCTCTATAACGAAAGATGGAACCATAGGGAAGGGGATTTTCTTTTGGCCAGGTTCCGTCAGCAATCGCCCACCAACCGACTGAGAAAGGTCGATAGCTACCCCAGTCGAAAGATCGAAATCTAACGGTATTCGGTGGAGCGGTTCGGATGAGGCTTTGATCTCTTCCATGGAGTGCTTCATCGAGCTCTGTAAAGTATGCTCCATCCACAATGTCCCAATTTCCTTCGAGCCAGGCCTTGACGAGTGCTTCAGATCCAGATTGGCGGAGACGCAGGACGTAAGTAGGGTCATTGCGAAGCAAGAGCATGTTATCACCGAGCTTCGACGGAATGAAGACTCTCTCCAATTCAACAGTTTGCATAATCCCGTCGATTTCAACATCGCAAGACTCCTTGATGACTTGAAAACCTTTAGGATTTGGGTCGATATAACGCTTTTTTACCCAATTATGCCCAGGCCCGCCAGGGTTGCCAGTAAGCCGCATCCCAACAGGCACACCAGCACCACTTCGGAGTGTCGCACGGAGCTTGTCGATAGGTGCGGGGGAAGGAAAGTTGGTGACTTCTTCGACATAGACTCGGGTGTAGTTGTGGCCTTGGTATTCTTCTGCATCTGAGTCCCTTTCAAGGTAAACAAACTTCAGTCGAGCACCGCCGGGCATAAGCCACTCGGCCCGCTGTTCGTTATATTTCGCCCCGAGTTTAGGAAAGATCTGCTTTGTCCGAGCGATGACCTCGGCCAACTGCTTGAACTTTCTCCGAACGAAGATTCCAATAGCATCTTGGCCGTAGAGAGCTGCGTGCTGGAGCCAATCGCCGATCGAGGATTCAGTTTTTCCACCCCCTCGGGCTCCACCGTAGAAAACTTCGAAAATCGGACATTCGATCAAGGCGGTTTGTGGGCCTTCCTGCGGAGTCCAAAGAACTTGAAGATCAGTCATCAATAATCCGTTTCGACCAGAGTCGGCGGGCCACTCGTATAAACAACCCACTGCGGACTCATCCTTCAATAACCTTTCCTTGAGCGTGCTTAGCAGCCCAATCGGAGGAATTTTCGATTTTTTGTGGAAGCTGCACTACGAAGTTGTTCTGCACTGCTGGGCCATTGTTTCTAGCCCCGAATCCGAGGGCTTTGCTTGAGATTTCCAGGGCCTTTAAGGCCAATTCCGGATTTTTCGTAACTTCCAATTTCTCCGACAATACCTGGAGCGACTGATCCGCCAGGCCACGAAAGCGCTCCTCAAGCGTGGCTATCAGAAAAGGATCGAGAAGATCGTCCCGGCGCTTGGCTAGAGCCGCCTGAAACGCATCCGAACCCATTACGATGGAAATCCAGCCTTGACTACGGTTGAATCTCGCAGCCAGTTCGCCTTGGGTAATATTGGGCTCTGCGATGATGATGTCAATCATAGCTTCGTGAGAGTAGTGAACTCTCATAAGCCGGCTTCCGCTAAATTCCTCGCCTTGCTTATAGCCCTTTGCCGAGGCAATTCCCTGATACTTCGCATGAGAAAGCGGCAGATATTCCCGATCTCGGTGCAGGATATTACTAATCCGCTCCTTTTCAGCTTCAAGAGCTTCCTTCGGGTCCTCGGGCTCGGGTTCCTGGCCCGGCAGCTTCACCCCTTCGGCGAGCTTTTCATAATCAAAAGCACTCATCGGTCTGAGCCTCCTTTCGGGCCCACCAGTCTCATCATTCCGCCGGGCCGTCAATAGAGATTTTTAAGGTTTTTCAATCCCTGCCTAATTTCCCTTCGGAAATCATGCCCAATTTCGCGGGGTTTTGGGGAATTTCAGCCACCACCACCCCTACAACCCCTTTTCACCCTTACCATCCTAAGCAGAGTTTGGATTGGGTTAAGGCACAGGGAAGGGAGCAGGCCCTAAAGACTATCCAATCCGACCCCCTCCTCCGGCTTAGCCACCCCCCGGTCGATCGGTGAGGGGAAGGGGGGAATTTCGAGATAAACCAATGGCTTAGGCCCGGCGAGAGGGCTTGGAATGAGAGAGGTTAGTCAGCCCGGCAATCGGGCGAGAGAGTAGGAGTTAGGGGGCTGTTCACTAGAGGGGTGATCGGATGGGTGATCGGATGGTTGCCGGATTGCTAGGTAACATCGCGGGGGGATGGTAAATCGTGCTTGGCTTGGAGT